GTTCAGAAAATCGCCCAGGAGTTACTGGTGGTTCAGGTGGTGGCGCTCGTTCTAATTCAAGCGCATCAGGTGGCTCAGGAAATGAGGGTTCTTACTCACCTTCGGAAGGCTCCGCAGGTGGTTCAACCACTGGTTCATCAGGTTCAGGCGGTGGCGGTGGCGCTTCTGCTACTGGTGGAGTAGGCGCGGATACAGGTTTTGGCGGCACTGGTGGTAATGGAACGGCTAATTCAATTACTGGTTCATCTGTTTATTATGCTGGTGGCGGTGCTGGCGGGACAAATGTTGCAAGTGGAGATGCAAACGCAAGCGGTGGTCTAGGTGGCGGTGGTACTGGTGGAAAATCAAATGGTGGTCAAACATCGGGAACCGCTAATACTGGTGGCGGTGGTGGTGGACAAGGTGGAACAAGTTCAGGTGCTACTCAATCTGGCGGTTCAGGTATAGTCATAGTCCGATATTTAGTGTAAGGGGAAGGCAAATGAAAATAGTTAAAAATAAAGAAAAAGCAACACAATGCTTTAGTTATGAAGTAGTTATGTTGGTTCATATTATCGGTGATGATGAAGCAACTGCTAAAGCACAGTTAGACGAAAAAGGTGGCATTGTCACCAAACGCGATGTCAAGTTAGTGAATACCGCAACGCTTTACGGCGAAGAAAAGGACAAAAAATAATGGCACATTGGGCAAAAGTAGAAGACGGCGTAGTCACTCAGGTTAACGTGGTTGAGGACGATTTTCTTCAAGCAAACCCCGACCGTTACACAGGCACTTGGATAAAAACTTCGTATAATACGATTGGCAACACACACGTTTTAGGTGGAACACCACTAAACAAGAACTACGCTGGCATTGGCTACTCTTGGGACGGCGTTGGGTTTGCTGCTCCTCAGCCGTTTGCTTCTTGGACTAAGAACACAGAGACTTACCTTTGGGAAGCTCCTACTCCAATGCCAACTGACGACAAGCGCTACACTTGGGACGAGGATTCTCTTTCTTGGATTGAAATACCAACAGAATGAACAAGGTCGGGGGACCAATGAGATTTCATGTCGTATCACTTCCACACACAAATACAACTAAAAACTTCACAAGTTGCGCTTTCACCGAAAAAGTGAGGCGTTTTTGCATCATGATGACAGACCTTGGGCATGAGGTTTACCTCTATGCTGGTGAGCAGAATGAAGCGCCAGTGACAGAGCTAGTCACTTGCATCAATGAAAAGCAACGAGCTGCTGCAACTGCGGGCGGCCACTACACAACAGCCTCGTTTGACACCACGCTACCGCATTGGCAGATCTTCAATGCAAACGTCATTCGCGAAATGACAACAAGGCTGCAACCAAAAGACTTCATTTGTCTGATCGGTGGTTACGCACACAAACCAATCGCAGACGCTTTCCCTGACCACATGTCAGTGGAGTTCGGCATTGGCTACGGTGGCACATTTGCACGGTATCGCGTTTTCGAGTCCTACGCATGGATGCACTCGGTCTATTCAGGGCACAAGAACCCGACCACAGTAGATGGCAACTTCTTTGACGGGGTTATCAACGGATACCTCGAGCCTAAGATGTTCCCAGTTGGCAAAGGCAACGGCGACTATTACTTTTTTATCGGTAGGCTGATCGAGCGAAAAGGCTACAACATCGCACAAGAGGTTTGCGAGCGCCTCGGCAAGAGGCTCATCATCGCGGGCCCTGGCCAACCAAACGGCGGTTATGGCGAGTTCATCGGCAATATCGGCCCTGAAAAACGGGCTGAGCTTATGGGCGGCGCAATCGCGCTCTTTGCACCGACCACCTACATCGAGCCATTCGGCAATATCGTGGTCGAAGCTCAGACTTGCGGCACTCCAACCATCACAACTGACTGGGGCGCTTTTACTGAGACCAACGTTCACGGAGTGACTGGCTTCAGGTGTCGCACTCTTGCTGACTTTATGAAAGCGGCAGAGGACGTCAAATCCTTGAACCGCAAAGAGATCAGAAAGCAAGCAATCGAGAAATACTCACTCGAGGCTATTGCACCAAAATACCAAGACTACTTTGAGCGGCTGTTGACCCTTTGGGACGACGGCTGGTATCAACTAAGCAAAGAAAAGGCTGGCAAATGAGCTTATCGAAAAGACTGCGAGCAGCAGGCGAGCAACGCGCTCAGAACATGTTCATGGAGCCGCTTATCCCATCACGACCAGCCTATGCGACTCCAGCTGGTGTTGATGTTAATGCTGAGTCTGCGATTCGCATGTCCACCGTTTATGCTTGTGTTCGCCTTTTGGGCGACACCATCTCATCTTTGCCGCTTGGCGCTTACGTTCGCCGCGGCCGCAACCGAATCCCGTACGCCGCAGTCTATGGCGAGCAACCAGCTTGGGTGAACAAGCCAAACCCAGATTGCACCCGCTTGGATTTCTACGAGCAAGTGATCTCGTCTTTAAACTTACACGGCAACGCCTTTATCATCACAGTGCGCGACGACCTTGGGGACGTTGTTGAACTCTACGCTGTGAACCCGTTAAATGTTCGCATTCGACGCCCTGACCCAAATGCAGAAGTCATTTACGAAGTGACTATCGGCATTCAGCCAGGCGGCGTGGTATACGAGGACATGCAGTCTGTGACACAAGAAGTCAAGACCATGGTCCTGACCAAGCGCGAGATGCTTCATATTCCGATGTTTAAACTCCCAGGCCAGCTTTTAGGCCTTGGTCCAATCGGCGCGGCTCGCATTACTTTGGGCTCTGCGATGGCAGCCGAGGTTTACGCAGCTAGCTACTTTGGCAACGCTGCCAACCCTGGCGGCGTCATTGAAGCCCCGACCGAATTGACCGAGGAACAGATCTCGGACATCGCTCGCAACTGGAACTTATCACATTCGGGCCCTTACCGCGCTGGCAAGCTCGGTGTTCTGACTGGTGGCGCTTCATTCAAGCCGCTGACACTTAACGCCGCCGACGCTCAGCTTCTTGAAGTACGTAGGTTCGGCGTTGAAGAGATTGCGCGAATATTCCGCGTTCCGATCTCACTCCTTGGCCACCCAGTGGCTGGAGCCATGAGCTTTGCATCAGTTGAAGCTCAGAACCTGTCTTTTGTGCAACACTCACTGCGCCCGCTTCTCGAGCGTTTAGAGCAAGCACTTTCACCACTTCTGCCTGAGGCCGACGGCTTTATCAAGTTCAACCTTGACGCGCTGCTTCGCGGCACTACACTCGAGCGCTACGAGGCTTACACCAAAGGACTAAACGAGGGCTTCTTGTCGCTCAATGACGTCAGAGCTGTTGAAGATTTGAGCCCGCTAGGCGAGGCTGGAGATCAGTACCGTGTTCCGCTGCAGAACATTGACGCGTCTGACGCTAAAGACGTCGGTCTGAAGTTGCGCACCGAAATCGCTACCAACTTGATTCAAGTCGGCTTCGAACCGAAGTCAGTGCTTGAAGCAGTCGGTTTGCCACCTATGGACCACACAGGCATTCCAACAGGTCAACTCCAGCAAGTCTCAACACTTGACCCTGAGGACCCACTTGCAGTTTATGAGGTCAAATAGTGCCATACTACATTTCGGACCAGCAGAGCGACTGCTCGGGCTGGGCAACTGTAAAACAAGAAGCAGACGGCAGTTACACCACAGTGGGCTGCCATGACAACAAACAAGACGCGATTGACCAAATGGTCGCCACCTCGATCTCCGAAAGCATAGAGCCTGGGGGCGAAGTTGGCCAACGAACAACCGTCGGGGACGATAGGAGCAAGATGAAGAAGATCGAACGTCGTACCTACACAGTACGAAACGTGGTGACACGAACAGAGGACGACGGCAAAATGCGCCTGTCGGGCTATGCTGCTGTTTTTAATAACGCCAGCGTACCGCTTCCGTTCATCGAGTACATCGCGCCTGGTGCTTTCCGCAAGACGCTTAGCGAGACTCCTGACGTGCGCCTTTTAATCAACCACGAAGGTCTGCCGCTGGCACGCACCAAAAATGGCACCCTTACTTTAACCGAGGACGAGGTCGGCTTGCGATTCGACGCAGAACTGCCTGACACAAGCGAGGCTCGAGACCTCTACACACTTATTGAGCGGGGCGACGTCGATCAGATGAGCTTCGCATTTCGCGTGATAAGGCAGAAGTTTAACAAAGACCGCAGCGAGCGCACATTGACTGAAGTGTCACTGGCTGACGGAGACGTCAGTGTTGTTACCTACCCAGCTTATCCAACGACAACGGTCGAGGCGCGTGAGCATTTGGCTCGGGCGATTCAAGCCGTCAAAGAAGGCCGCGAGATCTCAGGCGAATCACTCGTCGTCTTGCAGAGCGTCTTTGAGAAGATGTCTGAAGGCCATGAGTACGTCATGGAAGCTGTCGAAATGATGGCCGCACTAATGGGCGCCCAAGAAGAACCAGTTGAAGACGAGGCCGCAGTCCATGAGGACGAAGACGAACTCGAGGATATCATGGAGACCGAAGCCGCGACACCGCGCTCGATCTCACTTCGTCTTGCAAAAGCCCTAGTCAACAGCACAAAATAAGATTCTGCTGGCAAATCGCTAGCAGATACCGAAGTCGGAGCGAGACTCACACCCTAAAAGCGCCGTGAGCTCAATCGCCACCACCTCGATTTCAAACTCATAAGGAGCAGAATACAATGTCATACCTTGACAAAGTAGTCGAGCGCCGTGATGCAGTTAAGGCAGAAATGGACGCAGTTCTTGAAGCAGTTGCTGAAGAGAACCGCACCGACCTTACTGCAGAGGAGACCGAGAAGGTTGACGCTCTCGTTGAAGAGTCACGTTCACTCGATACAAAGATCGAAAAGCTGAAGGCACAAGCCGACGCTGATGCAAAGGCCTCAGAGGCCCGCGCTTCAGTTGCAGCAGTTGCAACTCCAGCATCTACAAGCATCAAGGTCGTGTCAGAGGCACGCACCTACGCACAGGGTTCTGAGAACTCATTCGTACGCGACGCATTCAATGCACAAGTACGCAACGATTTCGCAGCATCTGAGCGCCTTGCTCGCCACATGAAAGAGGAAGCTATCGAGCGCCGCGATGTCGGCACTTCAGCTTTCGCAGGCTTAGTGGTCCCTCAATATCTCATCGAACTAGCCGCACCTTTAGCTCGAAGCGGCAGACCGACTGCAGATTTCGCAACCAACAAGATGACCTTGCCTGCATCAGGCATGAAGTTGGAAATATCCCGTATGACAACGGGCTCATCAACTGCGATTCAGGCAACTGAAAATGCAGCTGTCAGCGAGACTGACGTTGATGACACACTGTTAACTGTTGACGTGCGCACAATCGCTGGACAACAGGACCTCAGCCGCCAGGCAATCGAGCGTGGAACTGGTATCGACACTTTCGTCGTTGCAGACCTAGTTCGTTCATGGCACACCACTCTTGACAGCCAAATCCTAAACGGTGCTGGCACTTCAGGAACAATCAAAGGCATTCGCAACTCAGGTGGCAACGCAGTTACTTTCACATCAACTGCACCAACTGTTGCACTCCTTTACCCAAAGCTAGCTGATGCGTTGCAGCAAGTACAAAGCAACGTCTTCACAACACCAACACACTGGATTATGCACCCACGTCGCCTAGCATTCTTGCTAGCTGGCGTTGACGGTTCAAATCGTCCACTTGTTGTACCAGCAGCGGGCGCACCAATGAACGCTGTATCAACTGGCGCTGGAGTTGCACAGTATGCAAACTCAGGCTATCAGTTGCTCGGACTCCCAATCATCACAGATGCAAGCGTAGGCACAACCTACGGCACAGGCACAAACCAAGACGAAATCTACTTGGTTGACAGCCGTGAAATGCACCTATGGGAGCAACCAGGCACACCGTTCGCACTACGCTTTGATGCAACTGCCCCAGGCAACTTGACCATCAAGACCGTAGTCTATGGATACGCAGCGTTCACCGCAGAGCGTTATCCGTTGGCCGCTTCCATCATCTCAGGAACTGGTCTAGCTGCACCGTCCTTCTAAATCGAAGGCTCGGCACTAAAGTACAAGTGCAAGGCAAGTGGGACTCCCCCGACTCATTTGCCTTGCACCTCTTAGGGGGAGAGTATGAAAGCAAGCCACAAAATATCTATTGGGGTCTGTGACCCTGGCATGGTGAACGGCGATTTCGCCTTTCGCATGATTCAACTCGCACAATCGCGGTCTTCTAGGCTTGGTCCGTTTGTGCGTACCAAAGGCTCGGGTCTGCTTAGCAAGCTACGCAACCGAGTAGTTAAGTCTTTTCTCGACGACACCAACTCCGATTGGCTTTTGCTGATCGACGCTGACGAACAACTGTCGTTGCAAGCATTCGACCAACTCATCAACACTGCACACGACAAAGAGCGACCAGTAATAGCGGGC